GAGACAATTTGGAAAGCGGTAGCTACTTGGAAATACCTCTACAACAGCGAGGCACCGAAATTCGAGCCTATTTCGGATAACTGTGTCGACCTGTCTAGGGAAACGAAGCGCTATCTCCAGTCTTGTCCTTCTGCGGACCAGACGGCGGAGTTTGCGTGGAATTCAATCAAGAAGCTACAACCGGCCTCATGCCGGTGTATGGAAGCTCCTTTACTTTCATCCGTCGCTAACCATTTCAAGTCTCCACCACCCTCCTTACCACGCGGTTACATCACATTTGCGCGTCGGATCGTTCGGAACCTGTTCCCTCACGGGTGGGATTCCGGATCCTACGAATCATGTGTGCTCACAACCGATACTCCTTTGTCAGCATGTTTGGAAAACCGTCGCTCTGGCGGCGGGGTTCACGGCTACGTCTCGAATCCAGATCCGGAGAATTGGAAGGGACGATTTAGACACGACGACTTTCTCACGACCTGTTTGGACGGGGCAACCCGTCCTCTTAGTGTCGACTCGAAGTTGACTGTCGTTCAAAGCGCCGGGAAACCCCGTCCTCTTAGCAAGTTCTCGGCAGACGCGATACACTTGAGACCGCTTCACAAAGCGATCTATGATCGTCTGTCGCGCGAGAGCTGGCTTTGTCGCGGCGATTTCACAACTGACGTTCTACAGCGCGCTGGTTTTTCTTATGTTGAAGGCGAAGTCTTGACTTCTGGGGATTACAAGAGCGCCACGGATAACCTTTCTATAGAGGTTGCCGAGGCTATTCTTGACGAATTGCTTAGATCTTCGGTCTCTGTGCCGGGTTCGATGAAAGCATACGCCATGAAAATCTTGCGTCCCACGTTGTTCAACTTGGAGCACGGTATAGAAGAATTTGTTCCTCGGAGAGGTCAGATGATGGGGTCCTTTTTGTCTTTCCCACTGCTTTGTTTGCAGAATAGAATCGCTTTCTTGTATGCAGGCGAGTCTGTTGGGATTGACAATTCGGGTTTCCCGTGTCTGATCAATGGAGACGACATCCTGTTCAGGTCCGGTCCGCACTTCAGTGCGCACTGGATGAGAACTGTCGGTGAACTCTCCCTTGAAGTTGAAGTTACAAAGACTTCCGTTTCATCGAGTTTCGGTTCGCTTAATTCGACACTTTGTCGGCGCTTCGGCGCCTTTTATCGTGTCGTCGCGACTGTCCGAATGGGAATGTTACGGGAGTCTGAGTCTCTAGATACTCTCTCAAAGGGATTTGATGATTTTATTGCCGGCCTCAAGGGGTCACTCCGTTATAGAGCGGCTTTGGCCTGGTTTAGCTGGAACATAGGAAAAATTAGACCCTTAGGTCTGACTACGCACGACTTAGGGTTTCGAGGCCCTTTGGCGTACAGAGCGACGAAGAAGTTTGGTTTGCGGCTAGGCCCGAGTCTCCGGGAAGTTCCTAGTCTGAAAATAGAGAATGGATTGACACTCGATTGTGAGTATGTCGAGCCTGATCTGTTGGATGACCAGGAAAAGAAAGAGAATTTGGCTGAGTTAGCCGCGTGGAAATGGAGGACTGGCATCAAGCTAACCTCGATCGATAAGGCAAATATTGACTTTTTTCTAGCCGTTTCGCGCACTAGGATTGATGCGCCTGACTTTAAACCGTACTTGTACGGCGGCGAGTCAGGCGTTCTTTCCCGAAATGCAGGTGGCGCCAAAGTTTTTATGCAGCCTATTCGGAGAATTAAACGTGGATTTCCGCTACTCATTCCAATGAGAGGGAAACTTCCAACGTACGAGGAAGCGCTTGCGGGAGAGGTAGACGTCGGCTCAGTCGAGCTGCTCGCTAAGGATAAGAAGTAACCTTAACGCCGTAGGTACCACGTGTAGCTTAGCAAGCCCGCCCTAGTAAACACTAAAGAGAAGATGGATCAAGGGGTGACCCTCCCATGGATGTAC